CGTTGAAAATCAATGCTTAATTGAATACCCACACCCCCCCTTGCAGGAGGAGGCGAAAACGGTTACTCACCTCTTCTAAAAATTTTTTTTCTTCAATTTTCAGGCCTTTGGCCCAATGCTTTGCTTACGATTTGTAACCTAATCGGCCAAAAAACGGCATAATCCGAAGCGCATCCCCTCCCCTTCTTCCGTTTCGGGGGCTTTCTCCTTTCTTTTTTTTCTGCTGAACTTATTTCATAACAATCTCATTATCAACATATTGACCATATAACAACAGGCTTTTGGAGAAAAATGGACGAAAAATGGGGATAACGGTAACTGAAAGGGGTGCGGTGCGGAAATGTAAGGCCCTTGGAGGGCGCGTCAGAAGGGCGAAGTGGACGAATGGACGTTATTTTCGGGAAACGCTCTTCGGGGTTTCGGGGGCGTCATTTTTGGTCAATTTTCGCACATAAACGGGGCTGTTTCCTCCATGGAAAGTGGACGCTTGGAGAAAACGGGTGGAGGATAATGCGAGCTGTGGAAGATTGGCGACATCCTAATGTCCATAAGGGTTGCAGGCAAAGAGCAAGGTATGTTTCATGGAAGATATGGACGTTACGAGTCCGAGGGCTACAGTAGCTGGGGGCCCGAGGCCGCTCCTATGGTCTTCTAGTTATAAATATAAAAGAGGTATGAATTTTTAAAGAGATTCGCAGAACCGCATAAATACCCAAGGCATTGACGTAATCGGATAAATCTTTTGACAAAAGACTGGAAATGACCGGGTTCGTGCTTATCTTTGCTCCAAAGATATGAAAAGTTGCCGTAAGAGAGGCGTAATGTCAAAAAAGAAATTGTATAGAGCATGAATGGAGAGGCCAATGAGCTGATAAACAAGATGGTTGAAAACCTTGTGTCGGTGTCGGACGAGCGCAGGTACGCGCTTACCGCAGCAATAGGGGGATACTTCTCGGACAGGATGCTGCCCATCATGGAGGCGTTGTACGACTCCGTAGGGAACAGCGACTTCGGGTGGATACACGGTCAGGTGTTCTTCTTTGACGGGAGGACGTACATCCCTGTGCCGAGCGACGACTACATAGACAGGGCCTTGGAGCTTTTCCTTGTCAAGATGAGGTGTCCCGCTTTCGTTGTGACGCGGTGCAGGGCTCAGGTGATACAGAAGTTCCACCAGTCATTGAGGCTTAACAGGGAGCTGAAGCCGAGGTACAACGTCATGGCCTTCAGGAACGGCGTTGTGGACATGAATGACGGCATACTGAGGCCCTTCGACCCCAAGTACCATGTCATATACCTCCACGACTACGAGTACGACCCCAATGCGGAGTGCCCCGTGTGGAAGAACTTCCTGAGAGGCGGCGGAAAGGGCAACGTGGGCGTCCTGCCCGACAGGAACGACAGGATGATACTACAGATGTTCATGGGCCTGGGCCTTTTCGACAGGGGCTACATGCAGGACAAGGTGGAGAACTGCCTCATCCTGTACGGCAACGGCTCCAACGGCAAGAGCGTCATCATGGAGACCATCATGGGCGTGTTCGGTCATGACAACGTGTCCACCATGGGTCTCGGGGACCTCGTGTCGGGCGGTGACGAGCGTCTGAGGTCTATGGCCAAGGTTGACGGGAAGGTCTTCAATTGGGGAGGTGAGCTTCAGATGAAGAGCATGATGGGGTGCGAGGACTCCGTGAAGAGCCTTTTCTCGGGGGAACGGCAGTACGGACGCTTTCTCGGGCATGACATCTATCAGATAACCAACGTGCCGTGGTTCGTGTTCAACGCCAACAAGATGCCCAAGTGGGAGGATTCCACCAACGGGTTCCACAGACGCTTCATATACCTCGTGTTCGACCGCGTTATAGCGGACAAGGACCAGAACAAGCGGCTCACGTTCGAGCTTCAGAAGGAGTATCCTGGGATACTCAACTGGGTTAGAAGGGGCAGGAAGTACCTCGAGCAGAACAAGTTCCACTTCCCCGACTCCAAGGGGTCTCTGAGGAAGAAGCTCATAGAGATAGGAAGGAACAATATCGGGCGGTCATGGCTTCTCGCCTACAACATCACGGCCTACCCCTCCAATGTCAAGATGATAGACTCGGGCATGGAGGTGTCCTTCAAGGACATGTACGACTCCGCGGTGTCCTATGCGGCGGCCAACGGCTTCGACATGTCAAGCTTCACCGCCAACACCTTCGCCTCCCAGCTCAGGACTGCGGGCTTCGGGGCCAGCTCGAAGAGAAAGACCTCGTCCGACATCATGTACAGGATTTTCGGGGCCGAGAAGGGCTTCCTGATGGAAGATCCGGTCATCGTTGCGGACATGGACCCCGACGTGGAGGACCCCACGGCACTTATGGACCCCGAAGACTGACGCCATGGACAGATTCGTACCCGATTTCAGGATATTGAACAGCGAGACGGACATGAAGGTGTTCGCCCTGAAGCACCTCATAGGGCTTGTGGGAGGCAAAAAGGCCATGGATGCGCTTCTTAAAAAGGCTTTCGAGTGCGGACAGCTCGCACGGGGCAGCTACATACACATGCAGAGTGCCGTGGACGAGGCGTACAGGTTCAGGTATGCGCTGAAGACCGTGCCCGACGATGTGGTATGCCCTGCGATAAAGAGGGATTCCCTGAAACGCTTCATAGAGGAGAGAAGGCTCAGGGGGAAAGGAAGGATATGATGCTTTGCAGATATTTTCATATACATTTTTAACTAATTAATTTTTTCAAGACAGTTTTATAATTAATTAAATTTTTCAAGACAGTTTTATAACTAATTAAATTACAGGTTGTTATGGGTAAAGAGACAGATGTTGAAGAAGGCAAGCGGCTCATGGACGAGTTCACTGCCAAGATGATGGAGGATGCTGAGAACGAGAAGCGTGAGTTCAGCATAAAGGTGGGCTCATTCGTTGTCGAGAGGGGATTGGACGGCATGGTTTCCCTAACGGACCTTTTCGCTACGGCAAGGATTACGCTCCGGCCGGACGCATCAATGTATCCCCTTTTGGGAAATGCCGACAGGCTTGAAGAGGATGAGATGAAAGGCCTCGGAGTGTACCTCACGGCTCTTTGGAGCACGATGAACATCGTGGACGCAGATTTCACGAAGGGTGTCATACATCTCGCCTCGGAATACGTGAAGGGGAGGATGAAGGAGATTGAAAAGGAGATGAGCGAACGCAGCGAGGAGAAGAAGAAGGAGGACGAGAAGGAATCAAAGGTCATTCTTGACAGTGAAAAGGACAAGTACGACCTCGAGAAGAAGATTGACTCCCACATGGAGGAACTGAAGAAGGAGGCCGGTGATGCGTGAGGAGAAGACGATGCATGATGCCGAGTACATAGCGCACATGCAGAAGGAGATTGACAACATGTCGGACTTCATCATAGGCCTGAGCATCCTCCTTTACAGCGACAAGGAGATTCTCATATTTGCGGAAGGGGATCTGTGCTCCGAGATGAAGGAAATATGGGACAAGGTGATAGACATGAAAAAGCGTCTGAAAAGCGCAGGAAAAGAAAGATTTGACAAAATGCATTGAAGTTTGGATAATTATTCTATATTTGTATCAGCAAGACTTTCAAAAACGACTCTTTAGTGCACAATAAGAAGGCTGCCCGTCGTGAGATGAGCAGCCTTTGACTTTTTCACTGGTTATCGCAACCGTGGTCGTGATTACCGTGATTTTCTGTCGTCCGCTATCTTCAGGGGGCACGAGGAGCATTTTGAGGGCAGATAGAAATGCACGAGGTTCTTGTCCTCTTCGGATTCCTCCTTCTTCATCTGCTCCAGGTCCGCATATCTCGCGAGCATCTCCACCCTCTTCGGGTTGTTGACGTCCAGGGCGTTTATGGTCTTCTGCATTTCCCTGAGAACATCCTCCTTGCTGAGGCGCGTGAAGTCTATGTCCCCTACATCGGAGCCCTCTGATTCCTGCCTTTTGCGACCTTTTTTCTTGGGAGAGTCATGGACTATCTGAATGACGGGCTCGGGGTTCATCTTGGCACGAATCTTCTCGTAGAACACCTTGTAGAACTTCTTCTCCGTTATCGCCTTCACCCTTTCCCTATGGTATTCCTCGGACAGCGATGCGTCAGCCCCGTACGTGGTCATGTATGCGTCCATGGGGTCCCATCCCGAAGCTACGAGCGTGGCCATGGCCCTGTCGTATTCCGTGGTCTTGGTGTCCCAATTGTCCTTTTTGCATTGCTTGCTCAGTTCCATGGCCTAATGAGATTGGTTCCACTTGTCCCAGTTGTCCTCGTTGGGATGGTTCCCCCACTTGTCCGTTGTACGGTCAGAGGACGTCTGAGAGGCGTTGCTGCCACCGCCTGAATACTTGGAGTCTATACGAGCCTTGCCTTCCTCCTTGTCGAGTTCCATGGCCAGCTCCATCTGCTGCTTTTCCTTTTGTTCACGGAGTATCCTGTCCCATTCGTTGGAGCGGGTGTACATGGATATGTCCTCCGATGCGGTGCGCTTCGACATGAATCCGTTTTGGACGGACAATCCGAGGTTGGTGACGAGCTCCGTCTCGTTGAGGTGGATGTACGGTTTTATCCAAGAGTACACCTTCAACTTCTCAAAATCAGTAAGTTTCTCTATCTCAGTACCATATCCGAATGTGTATATGCTCTGCATCTTGTTTACGAGATGGCTGTATGTCTGTGCGTCGTGCATGGCGAACTCGTATGCGGGAGAATACAGGAGCTTGATGGCTACGCCTGGGAGGTCTCCTGACTTCAGTTCGGGGGGAATGACGGCGAATGACTGCTCGTATATCATCCTGTACAGCTTGTCAAGCTGCGTGTTGAACGATGCCGAGGCGTCCTGACGGTTGAGGAATCCCGCCTCCCCGTTTGAATCGGGGATGGTTACAGCCTTGACAGCCCCTTTGAGGTCCCCTATGAGACGGATGTCGCTTCCCTTGAAGTACATGATTGGGAATGCATAGGCCTGGTTGTTCTGAGACATCTGAGAGAATGCCACCTCGTATTGGTCTATGGTATCCTGGGATTTGCTCCAGCACGCTCCGTCCTCGTCCCTGTAATAGGCCACCGGAATGGAAGGGAATCCGTGCTTTGCCACTGGCTGAGCGAGTTCGAATCCCGACATGTTGAACATGCCCTTCACGGCGTTTATCACCTTTCCGAGCCCTTTCTCATTGCGCTTGAAGCGGTAGAAGTACTGACTGTCCCAAAGCTCCATCCACGTAGTGACCTCATTTCCGTTGGAGTCGAGGCTCTTGTACGTCCTCGCGAACATGTCCATCTCACCTGTGATTGGGTCGTAATGGGGATACAGCACGTCTCCGTTAAGATAGGAAAGGACTCTCCATCCGAACTTCCCTCCAGACATAAATCCTACAAATGCGGTGTCGCCCGTTGTCTTAACAGACTTGGCTGCCTCGTAAAAGGCTATCTCCATGTCCTTCACTGCCCACCCGAGGCGGAACGTGTTGAACAGGTCCGTGTATGACTCCGTGTCCTTCCCGTAGTACAGCTCGAACTGAACGTCATTGCCGCACAGATGGGTCAGCTGCTTTACCGTTATAATCTGCTGGAAGGCGAAGGCCACCCTGACCACCTTCTCGTAATAATACTGTTTCTTCTCCTCGTCGTAGCGTATCACGTCATGGTATATGTCGGGATTGTTTATGGCGTGCCCCGAAGGGTAGAACTCCCTGAGAAAGTCCGCCTGAGTCTTTATAAGATATGTAGGCTCGTCCATCGGGTCCACAAGCGGTATCCCAATCTTTGGCAATCCGTGGTTCATATACCCGTCAGATGTTATCACTCTGAATGGCCTTCTCTGTAGAAGGTCCGTTTCGATGTTTCTTACATTATCATCCATAGTCCTGTTGGTGCTTTATACTGTTGTTTTAATTCAAATATCTCTCTCATTATCAAGGCTTCGAAATAGTCAGGGGAGTGCCCTACGTATTTCTTCATCATGCTCTTCTTGATTAGGCTGAATCCCTTGTCTGCGGTATCCACATTGGCCCGTACGCACTTCCTCTCCCTTTGCAGAATCTGCCTGAGCGGAAGGTTTTCAAACCCGTCTCCCGAAAACTTCCTGTCAAGGAGGGAATCTTCTATGGACACCCTGCCTTCCTTTATCCTCATCGCGAACAGATATGCGGCCTGGCTCTTCAGGTTTCCGTACATGTTCCTTATCGCGCTGCTGTCTGAGCTGTTCACGTCGATTGGGGACCCCATGTTGTTGAACTCCACGGCGTGGGGGAAGAACCCCTTGAACATCTGCCCGAGTCCGTTGAGGTCATAGCAGAAGTTGGTCTCCATTACTCCCCATTCCGAAAGCTTCTGACGGACCATGGCCACCGATTGTCGGGAATCGGCCCTGCACACGAACACGTCCTGTATGTGCCATCCCCTCCACAGCCACATCACGAGTGAGTCTCCTCCCGTGAATGCTATGTCGCACGAGGCGTACCTTATGTTAGGCTCGCTCTGCTCCGTAGAGCGGAACATGCGTTCCATATCCTCCATCTTTATCATATCGTCACCCGAATTGCGGAAATTCCAGTTCCCTTCAAGGTCCCTGGCCCGCGATTCCTCGTCCTGCTGTGCGAGGTTGGACACATAGTTGGGGTCTGACGATATGAGCTTCAGGTTGTCCTCGAGACGAGCCCTGATGAACGTAACGCTCTTGATGAACATCTTCAGCTTGTCGAATCCGAGCTCCTCGTATTTTTCCTTCCACAGTCCGTCTATGATTCCCTTGCACTGCGCATATACCTCTTCCCTTGTGCTGCCCCAAACGATGGATTCGGGGCCGTCCCCGTCCATGAAGCAGTATCTCTCCACTCCGTCCCTGTCGGGTATAGGGTATCCGTCTTCTCCTATCCACCAGTCTATGAATATCCTCACCCATGAATCAGGGTCGGGGTTGCAGGTTCCCCAAAACCTGTTCTTTATACCGTGGGAGTTACGGTTGCAGGTTATGAGGTACTTGAATTTGTCGAACGTGCAGTGCGTTATCTCGTCTATGGCTATGTATGAGAACTCCTTTCCCTGGAAACGCTTCTTGAAGTCCTCAAAGGAATCGGAGTAATAGGAGAATTTCAGTTTTCCCCCGTGGATGAAGTTCCACGTCATGTCGTTTATGGAGCGGTTGTACTGCCCGAACTGTGCATAGACCTGGTCCGATTGGGCTATGATGGAATACAGGTCGTCCTTCTCGTTACGCAGTACGGTGGCCGAGAAGAACCTGTCATTCACGTCATAAAGGGATTCGAGAAGAAGGGAGAAGGAGTTGTGGGTAACGATGAAGTCATTGGTCATGTACAGCGCGTTGGGGTTGCTTACCGCAATGCATCTGCACGGCTCATGTCCTGAATCCACATAACCGATAATACGTTTTGTCATTTCCTTGTGGCTATTCTGTTTATCCCAACATCTCGAGACCTTCTTCCCGTCTCTGAACAGCCTGTACATTCCATTTCCCTCTATTACAACTTTAGGTCTTGCAATAGAACCTTCTACATTTGCAAAGAATCCGAGTGAACGCATAAGGAATGCAAAGTCGGAGGCAAGCCATGTGCGTGTAGTATTGAATATGCATCTTCCGTTGCGCTCGGAATATCCAGCCTCATCCATCATCCCTTTTACAAAAGCCCATCTTCTTTTAGATGGACCGAATTTTATTCTGTCTGGGATTCTATCGAACGCCTTATGCCCCTTGCTCCCACACTCCATATACCTTTTGGCCATGAATCTCCCAAGGTAATAGATATTTTCCGCTGGCTTGTTCCCTATGCTCTCGTCGAAGTTCACCTCATCACATATAGGGATATGCACATGGAACCCTTTATCTATTAATCGCATGACCTCAATAGTGTCAGCAAGCCTCCATTTCCCCGATTTTATCTTCCACAGATGGTCTTCCGTGCATATGCAAGAAGTATGGTCGGAGAAGAATAGTGTATAGACAGGTTTCACCCCAAGTTCGGTAATATGAATGACTTCCTGCTCCCCTCCTTCCGTATCGGATATGATTGAGCCCACTTCGAGGTCTCCCATCTTTCTTAATCCGAACGGGGTGACTACTATGCTGTCGTACGGTTGCCCTTTCGACCCGCCGCGGTTTCCGCCCATGATGACGATGTCGGAGTCGCAGTTAAGGGCATTCTCCTGCCCTCCGAGCTGCGCTATGATGTTGTACGGATTGGGACGTTTTCTGTCCTGCTCCCTTAAATTGTCTATAAAATCACTCTTTATCAGTTCTTCTGACATGCCCTATGAAATACTTTTTAACAAATTCTATTCGCAAAAATATATAAATAAGTGGATAATAAACGATTATGTCATAAAAGATAAAGTATAAATTTAATTTGACATTTGTTAATATCTATAAAACAATTATTTATATTTGCGAAAAATACAGATACTATGGATGCAGAGACACTAAAATCCAGCTTTGAAAAATTAATCGGAGACCCCGATGCGAAGGGATTCATCGGAGATACCGGAATCACTGAAAGAACGCTTGACGCTTATATCGGAGCTATACTTCCCACCATAAAGGAAGACGCTGACGTGAATGACGACTTCTATAACCTCCATATGGGAGTTATAAAGGCAATGGGTGGACAGACCCGATTCATGAATGCGGAATTCGCAAGAAACTTCAAGAAGGAGGGCGTGGGGAATCATCCCGAACCGAACGTCGGCAAGCCGAATGCAGACAATATTCCCAACAAGGGCGGGGATACAGGAGGCAGTAATGGGGACGATGGGCAGATATCCGAACTGAAAACGCAGCTCGGCGAGACGCTCAAACTAATAAAGGAGCTGAAAGAGGAACGCGAGACGGAGAAGAAGACATCGGTAAGAAACGAGCTGTTCGGAGCGGCTAAGAAGAGTCTTAGAAGCGAGATAGAGGACGGCGGTTTCAACAAATGCAATGACGGAATCTTCGAAATAGCCTTTTCTGATGTGGAATACAAGGACGGCATGACCGACAAAGAGATTGCAACTGAAGCCAAGCGAAACTATGAGCGCAGATTTCACACAATCTTCGGAGACGGTGCGACGCCTTTCTCGAATCACGGAGGGTCAGGAGGCGCAAACAACAGCGGAATCGGAAGCTACCTTGAACAGTTGAAGGCGAGAGACGAGGCACAGCGGAAGAAGGCGGAAGATGCGCGGAAGTCCTTTAAATGATAAAAGGGTAAAATAACTAATCTTTTAAATAACAAACAAACACATGATTAATATAGCAGACCAGCTAATCGAGTTCAGCAACAAGGTTGGCGGCGCAAGAAACGTGTATGAAGGCCACGTGAGTCTGTTGGTGGGCGGTTTCCTGTTTGACAAGAGCGAACTCCCCACAGACGGAAACGTATTGCCGGCCGGAACTCCCATCTACGCGGATGAGGAGTCACGCACTATTATGATTCACTACGCATTCAAGGTAACGGGTGCTGGCACCTCTACCGGATTCAAGGTAGTGAAAGGTTTTGAGGGCACCCGCGTGAAGGTGGGTATGTTCCTGATGGTGGCTCCTACCACAGAATCTGGAACGGGCCAGTCGTATAAGGTAACTGCCGTAGACTCTTCCAACGAAGAATACGATGTAGTGACCACCAGTGCAACAGCTACAGCCATAGTAGACGGGGCTGTCCTCGTAGAGGCTAGTTCATTGTCGGCTACAGCTTCCATCAAATGTCTTCCCAATGCTCTGACAGACCGTGACAAACGTCTCGACAGCAATGCAACGCAGATTAACGGTGACGCAGTTTGGGCATGCGACCGTCCTATTTTGGAACGTCGTATTCCGCCTATCGCGGACTGCATCAAGGCGCATTTGCTTTCCAACTACGCTGCTCCCTGTTTCTTCAGATTCAGTAACCGTAAATAAGGAGGGATAAATAATGAATAGAGAATATAGTCAATACGAATTATTCGACCTCCGTAGATACCTCGCACCGGAGGAATTCGGTCAGATTACCGAATATGTAAACAGCAAGTATAACGGAAAAGGATGGCAGGGCTACGCAAGCTGGGGAGTACCTCAGAACTCGCGTTTGTGGGCCAATTTCGTGAAAGAGGATGAAATCCTCGTAAGAGCATCAATCCTCTCTGTAGGAGCTCCAAAACCGCAGAGAAGCACCAAGGGATTCAGTTCCTACGGAGGTTCTATTCCGAAACTGGGTCACGGACTTTCCATCGACGAGGCAGACCTGCTCACCATGCAGGAAATCTCCGCACAGGGCAGCGCAGCATTGAGCGACCTTATGGTGGACCGACTGGTCTATACGCTTGACAAGCTTATCGGTGGTATCCACAACGAGCTTACGAGCATGACCTATCAGGCATTGTCCACAGGAAAGGTGAACAACGCCGACATCAACGTTGACGGTGTATCTGTAGACCTCAGCTACCGTATTCCTTCAAAGCATGTCATCACAACCGCAAAGGCATGGGAAATTGCAGCAGCAACTCCCGTGCAGGATATGCTCTCCGTACAGAAATACGCAGAGGACAACAACATTCCATACGACCATTGGGAAATGACGAAGACGAAATACCGTCAGCTCGTCAACCATCCTGCCGTTCTCACCCTCTGCAAGGCGAGAATGAATATCCTGGACGCTTCTCACTACGTTCTCACTGAGAACGAGGTTGTTACAGTGCTCCATGACCTTGGTATCGCTCCTATCCGCGTGGTAGACGAGAAGAGTGCATACGAAGAGGACGGAGTTGCAAAGCAGGCTCCTGAATCCTTTGTAACAAGCAATATCGTCCTCTGTAACTCGGGAGACCTTTTCGAAATGAAATGCGCCAATTCCGTATACGTACAGAGAGCGAAGATGGGACCAACGGTTTCAAGCGCAATGTACTCTTTCGTGGAGAGCAGAATCGCCATCCTCGACATGTGGCAGGAAAGCCCTGTAAAGAACATTATCGAGACCGAGCTTTGGGCTCTTCCCGTAATGAAGAATCCGAACCATATCCTTATCGTCAAGACTTCTGCCTTGAATAACGAAACGGCTCCAATTCCTACAGCGTAATAACGTATAAATCATAACAGCATGTCAGACACGTACAAAGAGCAGACCATAGCCGAATATCTTTCGGGAACGGTGGCGATAGAAATACCCGACAGGGTGATAGCGACAGTGCTCACGAAATCAGGTATGGACGGAGACGAGCTTGTAAGCTCATACGATGAGAAGCAGAAGGACCTTGCGGAGGCCGAACTGCTCTATTCCCTCATCACACTCCCCTCCAGGACTGCTACGGTACGTGATGCTGACGGCAACTGGTCCCACCAGGAAGGCGGGGCCACACTCACGGAGAACGACAAGAAGATTCTTTGGATGAGGGCCAATGCCCTGCGTTCCAAATGGGACATGGATGCCTTCCCTTATTACAAGGGAACGATAACCATGACCACTTTCGGGATAGCGAGCAACCCTAACGATGGATTCAGAAAGCTTTATGAATAACCCGAGATTCCCACATACCTGTATCATAACAAGAGTGACCGACTATCCTGACGGGAAGCCTTCGGATATAAAGACGCTCTATGACGGGCCGTGCAGAAGCTATACGCAGTTCTCTACGAGCCCCGCGGGTGATGTCATCTCCTCGAGAAGGACTTTGGCAATACCGATGAAAAGGGATGAATGGGAAACCACTCCCGACACGGGAGACCTCGTAACGGTGAATATCGCAGACAGGGAGGAATACGGGAGAGTCATAGACCCTTCGAACCCCAACAACTTCGGAACCAATATATTATGGGATTATGTCAGGAATTAGCATAGCTTCGGAAAACAAAAAGGCCTTCAAGGAGGGATTGGAGATAATCAAGTCTCGCATAAAGAAGGTAATGGACGGGATGGAAGCCATGACTCCTGAATTTGTCAGAGACCCTGTCGCGAACAGGGTATTCAATAATCTGACAGGTAATACCATAACATCAATCGCGGCAGGCGTGTACAGAAACGGGAAATTTGAAAAAATGGTGAGTGCGAGCTCGTTGGAAGGGTTGGAACCCCCTTCGAGAAGAAAGCTGTACCCTACTCCATACAGAAATTTCGTTTTCGCAGACTACGATACGGGGGAAGAGGTTGTAATATCAGGGAAGGCCGGATGGCTCGTCGAGACAAACGGAAAATACGGAATCGAGACAACATCCAAGTTCCTTGCAGGAATGAAGAGCCATTCATCGAAGGACAGTATAACCATAGTGGTTTCTACGGGAACGGAATATTCCTCTGTCAATGAAGGCATATATACCACCATGAAGCTTTCAAAGGACCGATCTGACATGAAGGTCATAGAGTATCTAAGGACAATGTTCAACATATAGGCTATGGGGAAATTCAGGGAAGATGAAGCTTTCGTACACGGTGAGGAAATCGCCAAAGCCATTTCCGAAAACGTTTTCAGGCAGAACAGGCCGAAGGCGGAGATGCGGAATAAGATGAACGATTTCGTCATAGTGTCGATAGACGGAAGATTGGACGATTCCATCATAGGTAACGACTCTACGGGCATTGTGGACACATCAATGGTATTCAGCCTTTTTGCAAGGGACAAGTCATACGGCATGGACATAGCGAAGCTTTCTTCCATGCTTGAATCTATGGAGGGAATGTTGCCGTACAGCAAAGACGGCATTATGATATACGACGCGAAGCTCCTCATCACGGGTCAGGACGACCTTGGGTTCTCCGCCTATTTTGTGGAGACTAAACTAAGAATTAACTAACCAACGACAAATAAAAAACAAATATCATGACAATGAAATCTAAAACCGACTTGAAGGACGTGTTCTCCGGACTGTCCTCCATTCTGATGAAGAACGGTGAATCGGCAGACTTCGCTACGTTCGTTCCGGACTACGATATGCCTGTTACCGTGGATTCTCTTTCCATGACTCAGGAAGCCCCTACCCTGAACCACAACAAGGTTCACGGCTTGCAGTCCGACTGGGCAGTGACCGCAACTGCGGGTAACTTCACATTCTCCGCTACCGTTCCTTCGGTAAGTACGGATGTTGTGGGATTCTTCATGGGAACCACCACTCCTGTGGCTACTGCGGCCATCAACTCAGTGAACTACACGGGCGTTGCAGCATCCCTTACCGCGAACAAGATTGTGGTATCCATCGCTCTTATCTCAGAGGATAAGTCTCACTGTGTGGCCATCAACCGCATGGCATTGTACGCTACGCCTCTCTTCGAGAACGCGTCTACTACGCCTTTCGGATTCAAGCTTACCGGATCCATCGAGCTTACGGATACTTCCGAGAACTCTGTATGGTTCCTCAAAAAGGCTGTTTAAGTCTAATTCCATAACAACAAGGGGCGGTGATTCGCAAAGAACCGCCACCCCTTTTCTTTTTTCCATAAACAACACAACACAATGGGCACAGTAAGTCAACCTGATTTGGAACAGCAGAGAGAGTACCTCTCCATGGTGGAAAACGAGTTCACCGAAATAGAAATACCGCGAAGGAATCGCAAGGTCAATATAGGATGGCTGAAGAACGGTACGATAAACAAGATATCTGAAATCATGCTCGAAAAGGGCAATGATTCCAAGGTAACGTGCAAGATAGCGGCTGCAATCATCCTTAACGGGTTTTGGAAGATTAAGCTGATGTGGGGCATATATTGGAGATGGCTGTATTACGTGAAGGAATACACCGACGCGGAGCTTACCCCCGTATTGAAGGAGGGTAAAAAAAAAGTTCCTCAAATTCAATATCTGTTAGCTACCACATTGGCGATAGGGATGAAGAACACGATGATGACGATGAAGAAGGAGGAAGTAGAACGTTTCCTTCAAGAACAGGCTTCGGAACAGCATTCGCAATCTCAGAAAAGCACGGACATCTGACCGCATCACGGTCGTTTCTGTTCGGACTCCTCACTGTCCCCATGTATGAATACAACTGGGTGTACAGCATAGCTCAGATTGAGCTGATAGCCATAGATGTCCCGCTTGTTTTGTACAGTTCGAGCAGCGAGAAGAAGCATTCCAAGAGGGAACTTGACGAGCTGACGAGGAAATGGAAGGAGAAGAAGGAAAAGGACGAGAAGAACGGGGTAAAGTTCAGTCTCGGGGATTTCATTTCAACAGGTACAATAACAAATAAAGAATAAAGAACATCATGTCTGAAGGATTAGGCAATCTGTGGTTCGAGCTGGGGCTGAAGGCTTCCCCGAACCTTGACGAGCAATATAGAAAAGTAAAGGAAAGCATCGAGAAAAGCATCAAGGAGAACCCCGTAAACATCAAGTTCAACATTTCCGATGCGGGAATCCTCGAAGCTCTTAAAAACCTCGGTTCTGTAAATGCCACCCTTTCCAAAACCGCAAAGGAATACAATGAGAGCATGAAGGCCTCCAAAGCCACGCAGGAAGGCGTAGCGGACGGGGCAAGAAGGATAGCGGAGCAGTCCGCAAAGGGCGTCACGTCAGAAGACAAGGCGAGCAAGATAAGGGAACGCAACCTGAAGACCATAGAAAGGCAGCTACAGGTCCTGAAGAACATAGAGAGCTCACTTTCCATAAAAAACACTAAAGGGATACCCACCTCCGAGTTTGAATCTCAGATAAGCTCCATAAACCAGCTTAAAGAAAAGCTCAATGCCCTGAAGGGGGCCAGCGCCGATGTCCAGAAAAGCGAGCTTGCAGGCTCCAACGCTGTCATACAGTCCATAAAGAACGAGATAGCGCAGCAGACCGCCAAGTATCAGGTGCGGGCCAAATACGACAATTTGGATATTTCCAGCAGGAATAAGATTCTCGCTATCGAAAATGCCATACTTGCAACAAGAACAAGAATTGACTATTACTCGAACACCCTTGGGGTCCCAAGGTCCACGTTCAAATATCAGTCTTCGTCACTGTCGTCTATGCAGAGCTCCCTTTCCTCCATTGACACGAAGGATATAAATTCCGTAAACGCAGCAATGACAAGGTTGAGAAGCGAGCTCGCTGAGGTGAACAAAGAAATATCCCGACAGGCTTCGCTGTACAACAAAAGCATGAGCGAAACGGAGAAGAGTGTGAATCAGGAGGTACAAGGGCAGAAAAAGGTGGAGGCCGCCTTGGAGAGGGTGTATGCCCTGAGAAGGAACATAGACTCCAAGGTAGCCATGGGGCAGAGTGTAACGGTTTATCAAGGAGAAATAAACGAACTAAACAGGTTGCAGGAGGCTCTTGGGAAAGTAGATACATCCAACAAGACCGAGACCGAAAATGCCGTTCTTGGAGCAAGGAGCGCATGCAATGCTATAAGGGACAGGATAAACCTTAACAACAAGCTTGCAGTATCGGAGGAGAAAGCCGCTTCAAGGGCGGAGAGGGAAGCTTCCGCCAAGCAAATTAATGACCAAAGGCTCCTGATGTCCGCCATAGGAAGGACAAACAATATGTTTATGGGGCAGAGTGCCATTTTGAGACAGCTCAAACAGGAACTCGCCATGTATCTGTCCATTTATGCGGTACAGAGCTTCTTCAAACAGATTATACAGATAGGCGGTGAGTTCCAAAAGCAGAGAATCGCCCTTCAGAGCATCATCGGTGATGTGGCGAAGGCAAACGAGCTTTTCGCCAAATTGAAGGTATTGGCCGTAGAATCACCGTTTCAGTTCTCTGAGATTGCATCCTATGCAAAACAGCTTACCGCATTCAGTATCCCATACAACGAGATGTATGAGACCACCAAGAGGCTTGCAGACCTTTCGGCAGGCTTGGGCGTTTCAATGGACCGACTCGTTTTGGCCTACGGACAGGTCAAGAGTGCGGCCTTCCTTAGAGGCCAGGAAGTCAGACAGTTCACTGAAGCTGGCATTCCGCTCCTTGACGAGCTCGCCAAGAAGCTTACTACCGTAGAAGGTCGCGCCGTAAGCGCAGGAGAGGTATTCAAAAGAATATCAAACAGGGAGATCGAGTTCAAACAGGTGAAAGAAGTCCTGTGGGACCTCACCAACGAGGGAGGAAAGTTCTACAACATGCAGAAGGTCCTTGCCGACTCCATAGCGGGAAAATGGTCAAACCTGAAGGACGTTTATCAGATTATGCTGTCTGAGATTGCGGAAGGCAATTCAGGGCCTCTTATGGGCCTCATAACAATTCTTACGGCCATAATGAAGAACTGGAAGATACTCGCAGTGACCATAGCATCCCTTTCGGCAGGATATTTGGTATTCAAAACGGTATTGGTAGGCACGAATACGGTAATGGCCCTTTCTAAGGCCTTGCAGATTGGACTTAATAAAGCCAATATAGAGGCAAGGCTCATCGAATTGCAGGAATTGTCAACGAAGAGAGCTCTTACGGCGGCGGAATTACAGCAGCTGGCTGTAGAACGTGCCCTGCTGGGGACCATGCAGGGAGGCATGCTCCTTGCCGTATCAACATGGATTGGGCTTGCAGCGGTGGCTATAACAGTCATAGGGACACTTATCTACAACTCTGGAGAACTTGACCGAAACCTTAAAAAAATAAATGATGAAGGAGAGTCAGGAGCGAGAGAGGCTGTGCTGCAATACGACGATCTGGTGCATAAGCTTTCTGAAGCCACCAAAGGGTCCCAGGAATACGACGACATACTTCAAAAGATACAGTCCACGTACGGTGAATATCTTGGGAACCTGGAGGAAGAGGGAGACCTTCTTGACCAGCTCAAAGGGAAATACGATGCTGTGGCCAAAGGAGCGTACGCAAAGGCCAAAGCGGAAACCCTGTCTCAGCAATATCAGGCTATAAACGAGTCTTATTCGAAGAAGGTAAGCAATTTGGAAGGTGGCATTGCAGACAGACTTCAGAACTCCATCAATGTCCCTTATATAAAAGGGGGGAAAAGAGTGGCCCTTACTGAAGAATCTGCAAAAAGAGTGGCAAACGATTTCGTGACAGTGCTTCAGTATGCGGTAGACAACCACCGGCCCATTGACTTTAACAAACTCCTAAGTAGATTCCACATCTCAAACGACCAAATAGACATTCTCGTAAAGGCCAAGGAGATTTACAAAAGCTTGACTGAAGCCCAGGAAAAGAGGGAAAAGGCCACAAGGGACGCAGAATATACATTTGGAGGCGGGACGCTTTCATCCATTACCGACTTGGACAAGAAGATGAATGAGGAAGTCCGAAAAGCCGCAAATGATGCCGAAAGGAAAGCCATACAAAAGAAGTACCTCGAGAAGGAGAAGCAGATATATCTTGACAACAGCATGCTGAAGGAGGCTCAGAACGTCGATGCCACCATAAAGCTCCTCGACAAGAAGGATGACAGGTACATCCAATCGGCAAATACCATAGCAAATGAAACCAAAAAGATAGGAGGTCAGAGCATACGGGCCAATATTCTCGACATGAATGACGAGGAAAAGGGGGACCTCGTGTCTTTCATGAGCAAGGTTCTGAATGAGAGGAAGAAGCTTCAAAAAGAAGTAGAGGAATACGGAGCGGCAGGGAAGATGAAAGACAATCCTGACGCTGTAAACATCAAAAACGCTTCTCAGTACAGGATAGACCAAATCGACAAATGGATAAGAGAGAACGGGTTGCAGGGGGTTGGAGATGAAGGAACAGGAAGGAAAGCAAGTTCCGTATCCACAAAAGACCCTCTCGTCGACATGCTGAAGCAAAGGATAGAATACATAGAAAAAGCCATATCCTCATATAATACCCTTGCGGATATCGAGAGCAAGGAACAGGCCGTATCTCATGTTTCTTCCAAATTCGCGGGCTCCGAACCGTATCTGAAAGATACAAAAAAGATATACGAAGAGTCCCTCGAGAGGCTCAAAAACGATAATTCGGAAGCCGCACAGGACCTGAAGAAAGACCTCGAGGCAAAGCTTGGAAAGAATGGCATAGAGCCTATAAAGAAGGCTATAGACGATGCCATGGACGAGATAAAGAAAGAGATTGACCGAAAGACCCCGTCCTTCGACCTATACAAACAGATATTCGAATCTACAGGGAATCAGAGGCTTGCCTCTCAGCTCGCCTTCGGTGATGCTACGGCTCAGGTCACAGACATCATTACATTCCTTAAACTGAAGTTGAAGGAAGCCGCAAAGGTAACGGGAGAAACGGCAGACACCTACGAGGCACTTCTCGCACTAAAGCCCGAGGACAGGAACAACGTAAACAAGAACGTGATGTCCCTGTTCGACATGATAAGGGACGCTGTAGAGAGCGAGAAACAGAATCTGTCAAACACCATCGGAGAGGTAATAGCGGACAGCCTCACCGTTGATGACAAGATAAGGATGAGGATGGAAAAGCTCAAAAAGGACCTTGTGAGCTACGTGTCCATCGGAGGAGGGGCGAAAGGAGATTCGACCTATACCTCCATGGTTATGAAAGCAAATTCTGAAATACTACAGATGAAGTATGATGCTTTCAGAGAGACTGCACAGTATCAGAACGCTGTAGGAGATGTGGACAGGACGTCAACGCAGACTTTGAAGTACGTCTACGACAGCCTGAGAAAGTTCAAGGAACTCGCCATGTCTCAGGGAGACCTGAAGAACGCAAAGACGTTTGCTACAGACATGAAGAAGATATACGAGTCCCTTACGAGCAGAGGCAGCGAGATGGACAACTTCAAGGCGAGCATAAAGGACTACAATGACGCAATAGCGCAACTGAAGAAGGACGAGATAGCCGAGGCCTTTCAGGAGAGCGAGCTCAACAGGCTTAAAAAGGAAGGCAAGGAAGGGACTGCGGCCTATGTCCTCACCATGACTGCGCTCAGTCAGGCTCAGGCAAGGGTTGCTGCATCCGCAGACAGGGTAAAGGCGGGATTCACCAACATGCAGGAAGCCGCTACAAGATTGGGGAAATCCGTTTCCAACGTCCTGAAGGCTTTCGGAGACCTCGCCTCGCAAATGGGAGATGCAGACCTCGGCCAGGAACTCAACGACATAGCCAACCTTATAATGCAGCTGTCAGAGATACCGAAGATTCTCGAGCAGATAAGGCAAGGAATGTCCGCGCTTGACAAGGCATCCGTCATACTTATGGTAATATCCGCCATCATCAAGGTGTACACCGATTTGATGAACATATCAAAGTTCAACCACGACCAGGAGATTGCCGACCTGAAGGACCTGCAAAAGGCGCAGCTTGAATACAACAAATCCCTTTTGGAGACGAAGCTTCTGCATGACGACATATTCGGGGAGAACAAGTTCGGGAACGTCATAGCGGACATAAAGACAATGAAGGATTCCATGAAGGACTACTACAATATCATGCACAAAGGGGCCGAATCCGCCAATACGGACCCAATGAAGAATGATATGATGGACGTGTGGCAATACAAGACAACGTCATACAAGAAGGGATTCCTTGGCATTGGAGGAAAGCATTCGGAATGGGTTGACCTCGGGGACTATATCAAAAATCTTACCAATAAGACGTTTGAGGAGATGTCAGTGGCGGACCAACTGAAAACAGTCAACGACCTTCTGAGCAACCACGCGGACCGCCTCTCCGAATCCACGAAGAACGATTTGGAGAAATTGCAGCAATATCTAGAGAACATAAAGGAGGTAGAGGATGAGATAAAGGAATACACGAAAGACCTTTTCGGAGACATGTCCAGCGAGCTCTCTGACGCCATCATAGACGCCTTTGAGAACGGGACTGACGCTGCCGAGTCTTTCGAGAAGAGCATGTCCAAAATCATTAAGAAGCTTGGGAAGCAGATGCTGGAAAACATGGCATACGAACTGCTTTTCAAGAACTATGAAGGGGATTTCGAGAAACTTCTGAAGGAAAAATCGGAAGGGAAGCTTACTGACGTGGAATTCGCAGACAAGGTAGACAGTCTGATGAACAAAATGTTCCAGGGTGCCAAGGACGTCTCGGGAAACCTTATGGATTTTTGGAGTTCTTTTACACAAAGAGCGGATCTATACGGGTTCGACATGTCGGAAGACAGTTCCTCAGCGTCTGTTGCAAAAGGAATACAATCCGTCACGGAAGATACGGCAGAACTTTTGGCGAGCTACATCAACGCCATAAGACAGGACGTGGCCATGAACAGGGGCTTCCTGACGAGGATAGCCAACGAATACATGCCTCAGATAACCATTAGCCTTTCCAATCAGGTTGCCTCCATCAAGACTATCGAGATAAACACCACAAGAAATGCGAATAACACCGACACCATTGTGGGGATAATGAAGGAGCTTACCACATCGGGAAGCGCGGTGAAGATGAATGTAAGATAGTTAAATCTTTACTTTGAATTTAATATGATAAATAAATAGTTATCAGTTTAATATTATTTATATTTGTACGGATAAAAAGAAGAAGACATGGCATACGCTCCGATATACATTCAGAAGAACGGCGGTTCGGCAATCAACACTACCGTCTACGGCGTGTACTGTTCCAAGTTCCCGTTCAGATTGATTGGAGATGCAAAGGACCTCCCAAACAATGACTGGAAGGACGAGAACGGGGATGACGAATACATCCCATCCAAGCTCCCCATAAAAGCCTACACCATTGAGGTGGACTTCTCGTACAAGGGAAGCATGAATACAGCCCAAACGAACATAGGGAGTTTCATAAGGTTCATATCGGGACAGGACGGGACAGGCTCAGAGCTGATGGTGTATGACGATTTCATGAAGATAGGGAGACAGAAGGTGAGATATGACGGATGTTCCGACGACGCCACACTCTTCGTACGGACCCCATCGGAGGGAGATGTCGTGACATTCAAGGTGAAATTCAAGATTGACGATCCTGTAACCAACGTAACGTTGTCAGGGGGGACTCTTGTAACTGCATAGAACCATGGGAATAGCGGTAAAGAACTCATCAGGAACGACTATATGTGAGCTTCACAAGGTGAAGTACACAGGGGCCTTCATGGGTGAAGAGACCGTGACTTCCACTATATACTCTCCCACCCCGATAGCCTTCAGTCCATTCGACTACATAGCCTATCGGGGTAATACCTATACTCTTGATTACCTGGCCACCGTTGAGAAGAAGTCGAGAAGCGGGTCGGCGGGAGACGCGTTCACTTATGACCTGACATTCTATTCCTTCAAGTACGAGCTTGAAAGATGCCTTTTCAGGGACTACGTGGAAGGATTCGACACCAATCCTATAAAATACCCTCAGCCATACACCATAACGTTCACGGGGACTGCGTCTTACCTTATCAACCGCATAAAGTATTGCATGGACAAGCTTTACACAGGGGATAAGGCATGGACATTCGTCGTTCCATCCGAATATTATGATCCGAACGACCCCAATGCGGCAGGAGAGAAGATTAACCTCATGGCTGTCGAGAAGAACGTAAGCATAGACAAACAGAGCTGTTGGAACTCCCTGTCAAAAGTGTATTCCGACTATGGAGTCCCCTACTCCATATCAGGGAGGACTGTAACGTTCGGAGAATCCACCGCTCTGAATTACACATTCAAGTACGGAAAAGGGAACGGGCTCTATTCCATAAAGAGAACGGCATCCTCCGATGAAGGAATCGTGACGAGGCTTATCCCATACGGAAGCGACAGGAACATCACAGGCTCCTATGACAAGGCTTCCATGCCTGTGGCTGCTGATGAGGTGGCATGTCCCGATTCTCAGTACCTCCCATACCTGATGCTGTCATCATACAGGAAATCAGGGAGAGTTGACTATATAGAGTCATCAAACGTATCTGTTTATGGGGTAAGGGAAGCTACCATCCAATTCAGCGACGTATATCCATCCATCACGCAGGTGAAGGGATTGGACGCCTCTTCCGCCACGGTGGACGGGGACACCATACGTATCGGTTCCGGTACTACGGACGAGAAAAAGGATACGTTCGACGTGTACACTCAGTACATGCCATTCAAACTCACCGACTGCCTCACAACCAACGATCCGGTGATGTCCATGAAGAGCGGAAATCTCATCGGATACGAGTTCGAGGTGACGGCCATAGACGAGACGACGACTCTTACATCGGGTAGCACTACATACTACTCTTGGAAGCTTACCTTGAAGAAGTATTCAAGTGACAGCGTACTTCTGCCTACTACAGAGATACCGATGAGCGCGGGAGACAAGTTCGTGCTTCTGTACATAGACCTTCCGAAGGAATACATACTGTCCGCGGAGAATACACTGCTTGCAAGAGCCAAGCAGTATCTCGCCAAGTACGACCATACCAACTACTCCTACTCCATCAGCATAGACAATATAAATGCCCAAAGGCTGAAGGACGCGGGTACTTTCGACCTGTATTCCAATATCGCCCCAGGCATGAAGATGACCATACAGGACGATGACCTCGGAACGAACGACTCCGTTGTGATACAGAGTCTCTCCATTACCGAGGGGGAAAGCCTGATACCTGAGTTCGAGGTGACTCTCAACAATCAGGTATCGGCCTCTACGCTCGACCGTATACAGGGTAATCAGGAATCTCAGGAGGTCACGAACGTGAGTACGGCTAACAGCCTCAGCGCGGTCATAAACCAGCTGAGGAATCTTGCCAACACGTTTTCAAAATATTGGGTTCTTATCACTACTGACGCTCAGGGAAATGCAATCCCATCGTCTGAATATCATCTCGAATCTTCCTATGACGCCATCGTGCACGACAATCTTTCGGCATTGGGAAGCGTCAGCGCGGGTCTGAAGTCCACAACAGTGCCGTTAAGCCCATTGGCAGGATACAACAGCACTGGAATGGCCAGGTTCGACAGTACGCAGTTCAGCGTTGACGCAGACGGTTTGGTACACGTCCTTGAAAGCGCAGTAGGGACTAATGTGGACATAATCAAGACCACCGACTCTACTTCCCCGACCGATTCAAATGTATATTCGGCCGCCAAGATAGATTCTCTGTTGAGCGGTATAACAGGCAAACCGTCAGCTCTTTGGCTCACAGACGGAAGCGCGACATACCTGTCCTACTCCACTACTGACCCCGACGACAATACCGCCGTTACGTTCGCCACCCTTGACGGTGCACTGAAGATAATGCAGTACCTGAAAGTGGCAGGGAAGGCAACTATCGGAGGAGACGAAACGGTAGCTGGGAACATAACAAGCGAAAAGACCATTTCCGCAGCCGGAGGAATCCATGCGGGAACAAAGGACACGAATATAGTGAACAATCCAATTGCTGGATATTCAGCTATAGGAATGTCAAAGTACAGCTCTACCGATTTCACCGTAGATGCTGACGGAACGGTACACTCTAAAGGAACGACCACATCGGGAGCTAACGTTATAGCACAGTCAACACAACCTACAAGTCCCGCTGACGGACTTATATGGATACAGACAAGCTAAGCCATGGAACCGATTAAGATATGGAGCTGGGGTAACAGCGTATGGAACGTGATGATGAAGGCGAAGATATTCGTCTCCAACGCATGGTATTCGCTGTTCAAACAGAAGGACTTCACAACGGGGAGATACCTTCCTGGCACTTCCACGTATCAGTCTTCCACGGGGAAGTACCACGTTTCCTGTTTCGAAGTGTACAAGAACGGTGCATGGCATCAGGACAATTTCGCCATCATCGAGAGCTACAGAAACATATCGACATCGAGCAGTTCGGTCCCCGTAAACTCTCAGACTCTTGACATGGGGTTCATAGACCCCGCAGACAGACAGACATACGAGTTCACCATACTGTATAACAAGGCATACTTCGGGACGATATACCAAAACGACGGAAGCTATCTGAACTGCAAGGAGACGGGTGATGGGACAAAACGTTACAATCCTACGGCTTCCATTGTTAGCGACACGGTTGTCAACGACAGCTACAACAGGCTTGTGATAAGAGTAACCCCTTGTCCTTCAGGAACGAGCACGCTTGGAACATATTACGGAGATGACCACTTCTCATTGAAAATAGGAAGCTCCAGCGAATACGGAATAGTTCTCCACTTCTTCTACAGGGGAGGCGGAGAAAGCAGCGTGTATTCGCTTTCCCTCAGCTATTCACCTTCAGACGCGGTATGTACGCTGTCGGGTGCAGGAAACTACAAGTCGGGAACTTCCGCGACCGTTAATGCTACCACGAGTTCATCCTATTGGAGATTCTCCTCATGGAGTGACAGCGGAGCACAAAGCCATAGCGTTACCATGGATTCCAGCAAGAGTCTCGTGGCATACTTCATAAGACGCTACCTTATTGTAGCAGGCGTATCGGGAGGCGTAGGAGGTTCAGTGACCGCAGTCGTCAATGGAAATACATATACCACCTATTCAGAAAGTGGAATATCACAGTACATTGATAACGGAACTGTAATTACCCTAAGCTATTCCACGTATACCGGATATACCTTCGTGAGATGGAGCGACAACAATACCGATAGCACGCGGTATATAAACGCTACGGCAAACGTAAACGTTCAGGCCATATTCGAGGCGAACGACGTCTCCCTTTATGCCGCCGTATCAAGGCAGTCCAGCGGATTGTCAATAATCGGGTCTCATGTGTATTACACGAACAACACACAGCTCATAACCAATCAGGATCTTGGCACAGGCACTACGGTCACGGCCAAGTACGGTGATTCCATAACGCTTACCAGCTACGGAGGGTCAGGCTACGTCTTTGTCGGATGGAGCCCGAACAGCACGGGAGGAAGCTACCTGTCATACAATGCCTCGTATTCATTCGTCATGGGAAATGGAAAGACCGTCTATGCCGTTTACAAACAGGATACCGTCATCGTGACTTTCGATGTGTACGATTACGGAGGAAGAATCAGCTTCGACGGTTCTACCTATTACAGCCCTCCCATAACGAAAGAGGTTGTAAGGGGAGCGCAGACATTCGATTTGTATGCAAGTGCCAATTCGGGATATGAGTTCGAGCAGTTCACAGACTCTTCAGGGAACTTCCTTTCGAGCTCAAACCCATATACGCACGGTGCAGTGTCAGAGGCTACAACTGTATACGCCAAGTTCGTGAAGGTAACACCTACCATTTCACTCAGCAGAAGCAGCTATTCATTTGCATACGGAGGTGGCTCATTCAGCCTGACCATCACGACAAATTACGGGTGGGGATGCTCTAATGTCCCTTCATGGATAACGCTTTCATCTTCCTCAGGCTCTTCAAGCTCAACGATAACCGTAACGGCATCTTCTAATTCTTCGGGAGCGAGGAGTCAGAGCATAACGTTCTATAACAGTTATAATTCAAGCATTTCAACCACTCTTACAATTTCTCAGAGCCCTGCGCAGTACACCCTTACCATAACAGCTTCCGCTTCTGGTTCAACTCCGTACCCAGAGATGTACATCAGGAGCACCTCATCGGGGAGCAACCTCAAGTACGCTGCATTGGGAAGCGGGACATCCTCGCTGTCCTATACGTTTACGTACGGGGACAGCTGGTATGCATACGTAAGCCCCAGTTTCACGCAGAGCGGTACGACATATTCCATTACATCCAATACGGCTTCAGGAACAATAACGGGCAACGTCGCAAAGACATTCACCTATTCTTCTATTGCTGCTACAAGAGCTGGAGGATACAGACTTTATAGGGCAAGCAGCACAAACCAATATGAAGGGACAGGAAGACCCGCTGTAAACATTTCAAGGAATACAAACGGGACTTATTATGTATATGCGGACTCATGGTCCATGGGAGAATCGTATTGGTTCGGATGCAGTAATCTGTATCCGTTCATGGTGGTGAGACAAATATCAACGGGGGCTGTGAAGGAATACCAGGTTGGGGCAAAACAGGAAAGGACATCGACAGATTGGACATGGGCTGCTGGAACATCATTCAGGGCACTTGGCTTTACGACCACAAACACCTATGGGACTACAGACTATGAATTATCAATCGAATGGAGGTCTACAGACGTAGGCTCAAACTACTATACAATATCATAACAACATAACAGCATGATAACAGAGAAATCAAAGGAGATAAATAGAAGGGTGGAATATAGCGATACAAGCTATAAGATTACCGCCAACGTGACGGACAACTCCGATTCCACATTTAACCACGCCTATGGAGACGTCCATCCAATCGGTTCGGACTCAACCGTAGCGAGTTTTAGCATCAATGACGGCACAGGGATTAATTTTCCGTCTGAACGCACTGCCGAAGAGATTGCATCTATCAGTCAGTCTATCGCCGCGTTCAAGTCAGAGCTGATGGCAACTTATAATTAATATCATGGCAGGACAGACTACACCATTCGGAAGCAACGTAGAGATAATGGACGTGCATAACTGTCTCGACAATCCGTCATTGGACCTCGGGACGCTGTGTACAGCCTCCAATATCAATCAGTGGAGTCTGCACAAGCCTGTATATTACATTATTGACGACGCATGCATATCTGATTGGTCGGCGATATCGGGATTCAAGGCAGTGGCTGTAACGACAGGAACGTTTGCTGGACTGAGCCAGCTTGTGTACAATCCCCCTGTCGACAGGAGTGATTCGAGCAAGCACAGCATGTACCGTCTCGATGATTTTTGGTACTATGACCACAATGCAAGAAAGCCGCAGCAGCATAAATCGGAGAACAACATACTGAAGGTTCAGTTCGACAACAACAACTCTCAGGTATCCGTAAGCCTCGCAATAACCCTTCCCAACACGGAGGTCATCCATGCCATGATGAATCAGACCGACATCAAGCTGAAGAACATGATAATCTGCGGCAGCAATATGGTCCCAGTGGCTACGAGCGATACGACAAGCCCTCACAAGTGCAACGATGCGGAGGCTGTAGGAAAAGCGATTTACGACATTACCACGGTATCTGAGACAGACAGGATAATATCGTCAAGCTTCAGCATAGACAGAACGGGGCAGGCCGTAGGAACGACTTGGACGGGGTATTACTACGTGACATTCGGTTCATCGAGCGAGCCTTATTCTCCGAGATACTATATCCCAGGAATGGAGACGATAACGGTGACTGTAAAGCTCATCAATACAGGGTTGGCTTTCTCGGGAATATCGGACGGTATGGATGCTTTCCCTCCCTACGGAATCACTTCCATTACTACCGTTCCCGACAGCATAACGGACTTCACGAACAATCAGGTCACATTGGGTTCTATAAGGATAGACGGAGTAGCCAACAACACATCCTATCCGAACAGGGGGAACTTTACGGAGAACGCTAGCTCCTCTCCTTTCACAAAGTACGGGACTTCCTGGGTTGTGCAGTACATCGTTTACGACTCGCTCACGACCGTCAAGTCAGGCTCCACTTATCAGAACCTCTCTCCGTCCTATGTTGACGCCCATGTGACATACAATTCTGACGGCTCATACGGTACATTCAGCATATTCCTGAGCAATGTAGTTCTGAGCAATGTTGCGAGCGGAGACTACATACATCTTAAAATAGAGCATCTTAACGACAATACATATTGGAAACTATGATAGCAAAGATATTAAGTGACAAGAGACCCATCATAAGGGTGTTCATCAACGGACTGGAAGGTACGGTCCTCGTTGATACGGGAGCATCCATAAGCCTCATTGACGAGACGAAATGTGCCAAGTACAGATTCCATCTCGGAGACGTAATGGCGGGAAGCATCACAGGAGCGGGAGGTCCTATAGAGGTGAGACACACCAAGGACCTGACATTGGACATCATGGGTGTAAAGCTCATGCAGTTCTGCGCTGCCGACATAAGTTCTGTGCGCGACAGCATATTCAACGAGACGGGAATCATCATCAACGGCATCCTGGGATACCCTCAGATTAAACAGGCCGAGATGCAGATTGTCCCGAGTGAAGGATTCATAAGAATAGGACATTAACCTTTTAATACACAATACAATGGACAATGCGTTACATACAGACAGAATTCTGAGTCATGGGTACATAGAACCAGACTTATTATTTACAAATACGGGAGACTATATTTTTTCATTAGGTGGTGCTCCTTTTTCAATATTTATATATCCGAATGATGCCACTCAGATGGGAAAAATAATGCTCGTTAACTGTTTGCTTCTACATGAAGACGAAAGACATGGATTCAGTAA